ACTGGAAATCCAAAGCGTAGTTCGAGATTTATTTGTTTATCTTGTTTGCAAGAAAATACACTTGCTCAAGGAATACAAAGGAAATCCCAAAGAAAAAAGTTTCATATTAAAGATTTGACATGTCTAAATTGTGATGGAAAGATTTGTAAATGTATTGAAGTTAGGTATTGTGACTCTTTTGATGAAGTAATGGAAAAGGCAAAAGAAATGAGTAAAATGTATTATTCAACGGAGAATAATAATAGTAGAAAGGTAGGTTGATGAATATGTGTTATAAGGCAGAAGTACAAAAAAGAAATGAAGAGAAATTGAATAGAAAAATTGATGAGATAAATTTGCCTGCTTATATGAAGTCATATTTTACAGTTAGAATTGAAAGTAAAGCAGGTGCTTTGAATTATCTTGGTGTTATTACAGATTTGTTAAATTGGTTTATAGAAGAAAAATTAATCAATAGGAATAGTATTTCAGATATTGAACCAGGTGATTTTAATGATATTATGGCAGAGGACATTACATTATATCTCAAGACAAAAGAGCAGAATGGAATGTCGTCTACTACGTTGGAAACCAGGAAAAACATTATTCGTAGCTTTTGGAATTATATTAGTCGTGTAAAGGGAACTGATATTTCAGATAAATTTTTTGAAGATGTAACATATAAGGGTATCTCATCTGGAAGCAACTTAATTAAAAAGCTTCCGACAGATAAGCAGCTTCAAGATATGGAAGAAAAAATATTATGGAAGAAAGATATTTCTGTTAGAAATAGAAATATTGCAATATTTAAACTGCTT